CATCCGACAATTCTCCACTCGTCTATCTCTGTCAGTCGAACCTATTTCAGCCCCATTAAAATGAGTCTCGCATGGAGTGGAGAATAATTGTTTATGCATATCCACTTAACCAATTTTTTTCTGTATTCCCAAAGTATTACTTCATCCATTTTAAAACTCATTTTGGTGGAGCTGATGGGTACTGCCCCCATGTCCAGTCTAGTCTTTGGATTGTATCAACAAACCATACTCTATTTATATCATGTTATTGTTACAATGTCAATAGGAAATCTCTTGTTTTTTTGTAGGTTTTCCTACTGCATTTTTTTGAAAATATGCTTTCAGACTTTCTTCGTTAAAACAATAAATTTTTGCAGGCCCACCAAAATGTTCTTGTGACAAAGATTCTACTCTTTTTCTGTTAATCCATGCTTCTGATTGACATTGTTCTAAACTTTGAAATGTAGGGTCTGTCAATACAAAATGCTCTGCTGAACCATCACTATACAGCTGCATTGATATTAGTACTAAGAACCATTTCATTTTTTTCTTCCCATTCTTTGATGGTATCTGTTAACATAGGTAAATACTCTGCCTTATTCTTAACAAACTCTTGAACAATACCATCTTCTGTTACAACTAGAATACAAATTTGATCTATTGCAATACCAGTTCGTTCTTCAAACATTTCTGCATAAGCAGACGCTTGAATATAATAACTCTCGTTCCATGCATCACTTCGTTCTTTTGATGAGGTCTTGAAGTCGATAATAGATAACTTTCCATCATACTCTGCAATACAATCGACACGACCAGCTACCTTATATTTATCAGAATAGAGTCCACACTCTTGTGCATAAATGTTATCTATTTTTTGCAGTACAGATTCTTTAAGTTGATTAAACAGAACGTATGGTAAAAATTTCTTTTTGTGTTTTTCTTCATCAAAGTCATTGTTAAGATAATCTTCACACATATGATGTACATGAGTTCCACGAGTTGCAGCCTTTCGTGCAACATAGTTCGCTACATCTTCACCTACTCTTTTTCTCCACTCAAAAAGTCCTTTCTTATTTCTTACAGAAAGAACTGTAGTAATTGATGGGTACTTATTACCCTCTGGAGTTTCATATAAACGAACTCCGTCAGTCGTTGTTGCTGTTATCTCTGGTAGGTTTATCGTCTTGTGGTTGTACATCATTATCACTTTCTTCATGTTTATATTCTGGTGGAACTTTACCCCACCCTACTGTTCTTTCCCAATCTCTTTGAGTATATCCACCATATGGTAGTTTAGACATTCCTCATACGTTCCACAAGTCTATCTGCTCTTTTAGTTACTTGGCGATACCATCTGCTGTCTACCATCTCATCTGCGGCTGCGTTCCAGTCTTTTGCATCTACGCCTCGTTTCATGCCCTTAAATTTGGACAATCTTGGTCGCCCCATATTAAACATCATGTTCGCAATTATTCGTTGCACTTCCTCTGGTAAGTCATCAAAGTCTGGATATAATTTGTAGCAGTCTGACAAGACATTTTTGATATCGGAGTCGAATGCTTCATTGCATCTATCTTTTGAGACAAGAGTTCCAACTTCCCAACCATGTTCTGGGTCTGATTCCAAAACAAGATGGCCGATCCCAAAAGTAGGCAGACCAAGATGATCCAAATAAATCTTTCCAACTGAGCCTTCATCATATTCAATTTCCTCTCGTAGTTTATCTATGTCCATTATTCTATCCCCATTCCTAGTTTGGTTTTTTGTATTAAGTAACTTCTAACAAAGCCTGACCTAACAATATCTCCTATGTCAAACTCTGTACAATTAAATTCATTCATTTCTTGTAGAATTTGCAGAAAGTTCATTAGTCCGTTCTTCTCATTCATTCTTGTTAAATCTGATTGGCCAAAGTCACCACAGAATACTATCTTGGAGTCTTGACCTACTCTTGTAATAATTGTATCTAATTCATGGAAGTTTAGATTCTGACACTCATCTACAATGATGATACTATTATCAAAAGTTAGTCCTCTAAGAAATGATGTTGATAAAAAGTAGAAACTACCTTGTGCCTTTAATCTATCATATAACATAGAGAACGCTTGTTCGTTTGGTTGTTCAAACATGAACTGCATCATATTACTATATGGTACTTGATACAATGCAGCTTTATCTTCTTCATCGCCTGGTAAGAAACCTATTTCTCTTGTTGGTATGAGAGAACGTACTACGATAACTTTATCATATGGTGTATCGTTTTTGAGTACATCTTGAAGTGCAAGATATAATGATACAAATGTTTTTCCAGTTCCAGCACAACCAAACAGAAATTGATTTAAACCTTTTTTCCAAGATTCAAATACTATTTTTTGACTATCGGTTACTGGTTTAATTGTAGAAAGTTGATTATAAGTGATGTCTTTTTGTTTTGCCATTATATATTCCTATTAAAGTGGAGTAGGAGTGGGATACACTCCATACTCCTTACATGGAAGCTGATACACAATATATTGTTTCCATGCAATATTATTTATATTACTTTACAAGTTGACCTTGTTTATATTCTTGACTAATTGCATTTAAATCATGTGATTTACCAATACTCTTAGCGTGTTTAGTTATAGCATTAAATGTTTTAATTTCTTTGTGATTTCTGCCAGTTCCATAAGTTTGTGCCATAGGTGAATTGGGATGTGCTTCTGCAATCCTAGACATATTCTCTTTGAATCCATCATCAACTTTATGTGTTTTACCAGAGATACCACTTACGATATTTGGTGCAGTAATTACTTTTGTGAAACTTGGATGTTCTTCTAAAAATGTTTGGAGTTCATCATATGTACATACTGTATCAAAATGTTTTCCATCATCATTATTCTTGATTGTGTAAGTCGGCAATTTCTTTCCTCAATTTATCATTTTCTTCAATTAGTTCTTTATTACGAATAAGTACATCATAATGACATTTTGTTAATTCTTTCATGTCCAACATCAAACCACTTGTGTGTGAATGTTGCTCTTCAATGACGGCCTCTTTTTCTTCTTCTTCTCTTAACCGCCTGCCCATGTATTCATAATATCTTTCGTCTGAAACCATTCTGGTATCTCCCTATTCTTCCAACTCGCAAAAGAGTTCTTCTCAACTATATAGTAGTTTCTATATGCAAGTATAGGATTGTCTTTAACCTTACACATATCAGGCATACATTGAGGTAGTTGTGTTCCTTTAACCATAGGTATATTCTTTGGTGGTCTTAAAAGTAACATAGATGGTTTAGATGAACCATGTACTTTACCATAACGATTTGTATATTCTGCAAGTGTAGCCATGTAGAGTTTATACATTTGAAAATAGTTTTCTATGGATTCACGAACCCATACTGCTGATGGGTGATTAATATGAGAGGCTTTGTATAGTACATCTTCTCGTTCATCATGTAGTTTCCATCTCTTGATGTTACGACCATTTGCAGTTTTACCTAGATACATTTCTCCATCTAGTAACCTATGTGCAGTAGACATGAGTTGTGCATATTCAATAGGCATCTTGACTATATGTTTGTCAATATGCCACTTTGCATTTTGTATAGGGTCTTCATGTAGATAAAATATATTCATCACTTCTCCCATTTATAAAATATGTGGTCACCTATTTCTACAGTTTTAGTTTTAGATTTTCTCCATGCTGGAAACACATAGTCTGCATGATAATGTGTTGCACCATCTGTAATGTCCAATATAGTAATGCCTGGAATCATTGACACATATGATAGATTATATATCTCTTTATAGATACGTTTATCTTTTTTATGTATCACATCTTTCTTACCATCACAATACCAAGAAAATTGACATCTATGTCTGATAGGATAGTGAGTTCCATTCTTTTTCCAAGACTCTCTTGTAGGCCCTTGTTTGACAACCTCACATACAGTATTAGGAAATCTTTTATCTTTTACTCTATTCAGAGTCACAGAGATAACTGCACTCCAACCAGCAGTTCCTTGATTCCTTGCTTCAAAATAAACATTCTCTGCAAGACAAGTTGCTTGAATAGGACTTACACCAACTAGTTTTGGTTTCTCCATTGGTAATGATGGGTCTGCTGTAACAATACCCATGAGAGTCATCATCTCTTTTAGACTAAGCATATATACCTCTTTTTTTAAATTCTATTAATAAAGTTTCTTGCATTGCATAAGCTTCTTTTTCCCAAGGCAAGTTCATATAATCTATACAAATGTGTACTTCACCTTTCCACATTTTTTCTATACCTTTCATTTCTTTTAGTTCGCCTTTTAATTGTTGTTTCACATGAACCAACTCATGTAAAACACAAGTAATAAAATCATCTCCTTTGAGTCTTTTGTCAATCTCAATGTGAGAACAGTTCTTATCAATCTCCATACACCAACCTTGAACTTCACCTTTTATTTTAGTAAGGTCAAATTCAATATTATAGTATTTAAATTTACTGAAATATTTATCACAAAACCACCAAGCAATATCTTCGATTAGAGCCCGTTGTTTTTTAGTTCCACCATTGACTA